CTCGCTTGGGTCGTTACCAACGACCCACACTCTGCTTAAAAGCGGAGTGCCTGCCCGTATTTTAATCTGGCGGATACGGGACGCCCAGCGTGTTCAAGATGATCTTTTGCCTCCTGGAAAGGAGTCCAAAAGAACTTCCGAAGCGCGCCATACCCGTCAAGCGGATCATCCCTGTATTGGTACACAGGTCTGACCGCATTGACGTAGGGCTGTTGGAGAGAGCCGTGAATCCCGTCAGGGGTCCATGATTCTGACCAGCGAACCAGATATGGCGAATCCCGAGGCCCATATGGAAACGGAATCAAATCCGCAATATATGAGTCAAGGATCGTGACTACTTCAGTTTCTCCATACATTTCTGCATAGAGATTCCTGAAGGCTACAATAGCCACGACTTCGTCAACATCACTGCGAGACTGTGGAAGCCTCTTGCGAGTTCGCACCGGATTGACCGGCGTTCCCTCGAAGAAGTCTCCGCCGCAAGACTCCCTGAAATTACCACTCAGGAAAGACTTGTCGGTATTCACCTTGAGCCCGAAAGCTTCAAGGAGAGAAACAGTCTCGTTGGCTGCGTCTGCGGGAACGATAATATCGTCACCGTAGACGCGCAGGTTGACTTCGTCAACCTGCCTCGAATGAGCGATGCGCCAGTTTGCCATCATTGCGATCGTCGCGAAGACGAGCGTCTCGATTGGGAAACAAAGCGCAGACCCCATAGACGCGAACTTTCGAAGAAGGACTATAGTCCCATCCGGAAGTTCGGACCGTTGAGTTCTACAAGCGAGAACAGCCGTCAACAAAAACGGATGGTCTCGCAAGAGAAGCTTAACGAGCGCCAAAGACACTCGATCACTCGCTTCCGAGAGATCAATCGTGGCATAGGACCCATCTATGGACCCGGCTCTCGCCAGGTCCTGATTGGGCTTCTGCGACACGTATGATACACAAGGGTGGACATCCATCCAACTCTCGAACAAGGCCGACAAGCCTTGTTGCACGAACTGGTTATACACCGGTTCGGCTGTGATCACACGCGGACCTTTGGCCGTTTTAGGCACACAGATCACCCTGGAGGGTGGCTCTGATGCCGGGGGGTGCAGCTCCACATTATCCATATCGGAAGTTCCGATATGTGATAGGTGGAGGTAGGCAGGGAACACAGCGTCGAGACGATGTGTCCATGCTCTACTGGCCCACTTACCATTGCTGGTAAGTTTCTGGGCGACCGCACCGGGACCATGCTTCGCAGCGGGAAGGAAAGGATCTTCGAAAAGAATCCTTTCCATACGTGCGAAGTGGGTGCCCCACATCCGACGCGCAGTCTTCTTGAACTCCTCGCGGAGCTCAAAAGGAATTGCGTTGGAGATGTTTTCATCGGTCTCGACATATTTGCGGATTGCAGCGTCTACCTTGTCATCGGTAGGAAGCTCCTTGAGCTTCGAGTGCAGATAAGATATCTGCCTCACGCTGCGAACCACTGTCGGATCGATGTCGCTCAATAGCGAGCCATCTCGGTCGAACACCTTGGATAGAAGTCCGTTCAAAAATGACGGACGTCTGTCAGTCTTTGACCTTCGGCTGAAACCGAAGAACATCGACTGATCTATGAACCCCTGAGACAGACCTTTTTCAAAGTCTGCCCCAAAGCGGGGAAGGTCGAGGGTGAGAATTCTCTCACCTTCGTGTTCGACTCTAGATCTCAATGTAGCGAGATCTTGTGAGGTGGAGAGGCCATGCAGGCTTAGCTGATCGGCTAAGACTGCTTGGTGGAGATCAATCTGGCTTTTCAAGTTGCCCCTTTCTGTGGGTAGCTATCCAGTTTGATGACTCCTGATCGGTCCTAAGATG